CCACCTAAACCAAGTAGGGCCAACGCACGACCAATAGCTGATGTTTCGCAATTTTCTACATAGCTAGTTTTATTAATCTGACTGGATGCTTTAAACTCGCAGCCATGACCAGTAGCAATAACTTTGTTTTCTGGGCTGATAATAATAGCCTTCATTACGCATTGATCATCATCAATCTTTACCACTTCTGTCATAATTGACCATTCTTTGTAAATAACTGATTCCCTAAATTCCTGCACACGTTTGGCAACTGTTTTGTATTCTTTGCCATGAATATTTACATAACCTTCTTTAGCCATTTCATTCTCCTCAAGGTAACTCTTCATCAATTAATGTAATAACCGCTTTAATACCTTTTTGTGCAATTCCTCTTAACTCTTCTTTAGAATAAGCATCTTTTATATCAATTGCTAAAAGTAACTCACTTAAACTTCTTAATGTAATAGATAAATTTTTTAAACTTTCATTTTCTTCTGAATCTTCTTCTAATTCAAACATTACATTCTCCTATAAATAAATTAATTCTTGTTCACTTAAACGATCCATAACAAAATCTTCAAAGTTGCTTGAATATTCCATTTGATGAATCAACATATCTCCATTACCAATTGGATAATTATCGTAAATCCAATCTATAAAACGATTTTCATATTTATCAAACATTGCATCGTAATCTAATTCTTTTTCTTCGTATTGTTCTCTAGTCACTTGATACTCAAACATTGCCTGGCTCATTCGTTCCTCCCATCAATAATATCACCAGCAGCTTCATACATAGATTGCATTAATGATTTAGTGAATATCATTAAGTCATGGTCAGCTTGATTGCATATATTAGATTTTGTGTTGTGCATCCTAGTGCAATATGCTTTAAACATTGCTCTTAATGTTGCTCTGGCTTGAGCTGCATCTACATATTCCATTTCCAACAAATCCCATACACAATCACCTTCATCAGCCAAATCTTCAATTTCGTTTTGGCGAGCTTCGTCTACCATATAAATGTCGGATATCATGTTATTTCCAATCAAAGTATTTTGCTAAAACTTCGCCAATAATAAAGATGGCGCAAACAATAATGCCACCCAGCGTTAAAATAATAAGATTATCAATCATTTAAATATCTCCCATCATTGATTCAAGTTTAATTTGTGCATCGTATTCAGTTTTTAATGATTCTTGATTGTAATCACGTTTAACTGATATAAATGGTTTAAGGTCTTTTACTTCTTCAATTTCATCCATACGAAGGTAAGCAGCTAACTCATTATGAGTCATGCCGTTAATTAGATTTAATACTGCGTTTAAGTTGTTAATCATTTTGACTCTCCAATCAAGTTAATTAGTTACTACAGTTCCTATTTTACAGATATAAAAACTAAATGCAACAAATAAATGCAAATAAATGCAAAATAATTTTACACGTTGCATAAAATAAAAATGTATGCAACAATTTAACTGTCATTAACAAGGAGATAAAAATGCAAGAACTGGCAGATAAAGTGCGAAATAAATTAAAGAATGGCATAAAGATAAGTGTAGTACAAAGAGAAACACAGATAAGTAGGCATTGGATCAATAAAATTATTAAAGGTGATGAAGTTCCGCATTATTTAATTACAACATTAAATGATTACTTTAAAAAGTTTGGTGAGTAATATGCACTATTATCAATTTAATATTGGTGATTATTTGAGTCATACCAGGCATTTAACACCTACTGAAGATTTGTGTTATCGCAGATTGCTTGATTATTATTATCTTCATGAAAAACCAATTCCATTAGATGCTTTGCAAGTTACTAGGCTTATTTGTCTTAATAAAGAATTTATGTCTGATGTAAAAACTATTTTAAATGAATTTTTTGTTGAAACAAATATTGGTTGGATTAATCCTCGTGCAGATAAAGAAATACAACAATATCAATCGTTTAGCGATGCTGGTAAACGTGGTGCAGCTAAAAGGTGGTCAAAGGATGGCAATGGGGAGTCTATAGGGGGGCTATCAGGGGGTGTTTCAGGGGTTAATGCTAAACAAGAAACATTAAACAATAACCATAAACCAATTAAATATACACCACCTATTCCTGCGGAATTATTAGCAGAATGGTTAGTTGTAAGGAAAAAAAAGCCAGTAACAGAACGTATATTTAATGCAATAGAAAATCAAGCAAGGCTACTGGGATGGTCTGCTGAACAAGCAATTATTAAATGTTGCGAACAAGGTTGGACTGGATTTGATGCGAGCTGGGTTGATAAACCTAAATCAAAATCTTACCAAGATGAAAGATTATCTGTGTCCAATGCAGCGTTTGGAAACTTATTAAACAAATATTCAATTGAAGAAAAGGATATTACAAATGATTAATGCTTTACCACAAGAATGGATTGAACGCATTTTTTTAAGATTGCATGGAAGATTTGGTAATAGCTTTACTGACAAATTTAAAATGAGTAAAACTGATAGTAATGGAAATGATTTAGGTTTAATTAATGCCAAACAGGTTTGGGCAGAAGAACTTGCTGGTATATCTGCGGACAGGATTAAAGTTGCATTAAATGCTCATTATGATTACGCCCCATCATGTGATCAATTTAAAGCGCAATGTAAATCATCCGCAGAATCACATAAAGATTTTGTAGCTATTGGAAAAAAGTTTACACAAGAACAAAAAGATGAGAATCATCGCAAGTTGCAAGAAGTATTATCTAAACTTAATTTAAAAAGGATCGCATAATGGATGCAATCACAGGCACTAGAAGGCAGATGAAAGAGATGGCGGATGGCACAATTCGTGTCACAGTTGATATAGATATGCAATTCAAAGATGCGTTTCTCGCAAATTTTCCTATTGATACAGCCATTGCAATAGTGCGTATGACACAAGAAGCATCTGCTAGACAAATGAGAGTTAATATTGTCAGCCAAGAAAACAGAATGAATGGTTTAGGATTGTTAGCAGTTCGTTGGTGTAAAGAAACAATGTTTTGGGAATGGCTAGAAGATGAATTTGGTGAAGACATTGATTCTGAAGAAGCAGCATCTGATGCTATCAAAGCTATTTGTAATATTGAAACTCGTAAAGAACTTAACACTAACGTTCCAGCAGCAGAGTTTTTTAACAAACATATTCGTATTCCATACATGAACTTTATTGAAGAATTGAAAGATGCGTAATGAATACATTAATTATTGAATCGTGCGAAAAAGTAATTAAAGAAAATGAAATTTCATCTATTGTTCATGTTAGAAATTCTTTAATACTGAAAAAAAAATTAGGATTTGATTTAATTAGTCATGAATCAGAAATAGAAAAAGCACTTGATAAAAAATATAAAAATATAATTTGTATGTATGCGTCACCATACATGAAATATAATAATTATTTACGAATATTAGATAATAATCCACAAGCGAAAATATTTTGGATGATGAATGATCATGACGTTGAGGATAATATTCTTTTAAGAAAATGGGCTTTAAAAAATGAAAAGCCTTATCAAATGATTTGTAATAATCCCAGAGAAGGATATCGTGGTTGGATTTTAAGAAAAAAACTTAATGGTAAAACATTAAATGATTATATTAATGAATGGCACACAATTAATCTTAATGCTTTAATTTTTTCAGAAAATAAAATTAAAAAAGATAAATCAGGATTAATTTATTATGGAACTTTTAGAAAATACAGAATAAAAGATTTACTTAAATATAATGATGTAGATTATTTTTTAAGTTCATCACCAAAAAATCATATTAAATTTAATGAAGCTGGTATTAAAGCAAACATGATTGGAAGATTAAATTGGGCTGAAAAAGAAAACGATTTATTTGATTTTTTTGGACTTCATTTGAATGACTATAAATATTCGCTTTATGTTGAAGACGAACATACTCATGAAAATTATGCTTTTATGGCTAATAGATTTTATGAATGTTTAATGAACAATGTAATTATTTTTTATGATATTAATTGCACTAAAACAATTATAAAAAGTGAATTTAAAATATTGCCATTTCAAATTGTTAATAATGGAAATGAACTTAAAGAAAAAATAATTTTTTTGGAAAACAATAATGATAAATATATTGAATTATTAGAATTTCAAAATAAAAATAAAAATAAAATACTTCAAGAACAAAATAATGTGTTTGAAAAATTAAAGGAAATTTTAAAATAAAATGAAATTTAAAAAATGGGGCGAATACGCATTAATCAGCGATTGTGGTAAATATTCAATTGCAAAATCTGGCCCAGCAGATGATTATTTGTACCAGGTATTTAGATTGACTGGTTATAATAAAAAAACTGATTCTCACAGATCACATAATCTATTAACGTTTAGATCATCTGTAGAAGCTAAAATGTATATTATGGAACTGGAAAAGATTAATGCTCAAAAAAATCAAGCGTAAACGATGCAGAATATGCAAAGAAACATTTGAACCAATTAACACTACGCAGGTCGTGTGTGGTTTTGCTTGTGCTGTTGCAATGG